GCCTTTTGCAATATTTCATTTTCCAGTTTGCAAAGTAAATTATTAACTAGTGAGCCTTCAGCATTATTTGGCTTGTTCTTTTTGCATTCTTTAAATAATTCTGGAAACTTAGTAGATAATTTATTTTGTATTTCTTTCATTTCCTTATCAAACTCAATAAAAAATGAGTTCTTAATCTTTTTCTTTCCTATTCTATCAATTATTTCATTATCATTAATAGATTTCAAAAACAATATCTTGCCTTCATCCTTTTTAATTTTATCATCTTTTAAAAGATTATCTAATATTTCCTTTCTAGAATTAACATAAATATTTAATCTGTTTGTTGTTATGTCATTCTGTCTGCATAAATAAACTAGTAAATTAGGATGGCAAGAAACCATATCTAAATCACGTGTAATACCATCACTTAAAACTCCGCGAAATTTATTCCAAATACGCTGTAATCCCATTTTTTCCTTTAAAAACAATCTGCCGTCTGTTTTATTACCTGAGTATTTATAGGTTGATAATCTAGTATAATTGCATTTAATCATATCAGCACAATAATTGCGTAGCATATTAAATTGTGTAGTGATTTCCATATTATCCCCATTCTCATTTATTTCTGGACTACTATAAAATTTCTTGAATTGTTCTAGGGTAATCTTTGCAAGAATATTACAATAGGTAGGATTAACACGTTCTTCAAAAGTGAATGACATTCTAGATTGTATAAAATAACTTTATATTTACTTAGTAATTTAAAATATTAATAACTCTTTAAATTGTTTAAAATTTCTTATTAATTATTTCTTATACAAAAAAATAACTTAAAGAAATAATAGATATCTAATATAATAATAATATATACAATTAAAACATCTAAAAAAATAAACAAAGTTCTAAAAAAATAAATCTTTCTAGAATGACAAATAAATTACATACTAGTTTTATTAATGGTTTGCAAACTAAATATGGCCTTACTGAAGAAGATTTAAAAGAATATATAGAAAATCCAGATAGAAAAGAAAAATTAGAAGAATATGAATCTTGTGTATGCGGACACAAAATAATTAATGCTAGGTATATAATGCATAGAGATGGTATAAGTACTGATATAGATGAGATTATGATTGGTAATTGTTGTATAAGGCAATTTTGCGATAAAGAACAACGCGGAAAACACTGTGATAAATGCAAGAAAAAACACCATAATAGATTAGATAACCTATGCAATGCATGTAGATTATTATGTGTTAATGATAATTGTATTAATAAACGCTATAAAAATATAGATACTTGTAAAGAATGTTATCTAGAAGCATTAGAAAGAGAAAGAAATAATAAAACCTGTATAGATTGTGGAAAAACTAATAATAAATATATACGTTGTGATACTTGTATTAAAATTTATGTAGATGAATTAGAAAGACAAAGAAATAATAAAAACTGTATAGATTGCTTAAAACCTTCTAAGCAATATATACGTTGTTTTAATTGTAATGAAAAAGAAAAAAATAAAAAAAGTAATAAACCTGTATATGATATAAGAACATTTTTTAAACAACCAAACCCAGAAATTGAATATGACCTAGATTTTTAATAATATAATCCGTTAATTTTAAATATTTCAATTTGTCTTGCTTTTCTCTTTTCTAATTGTTCGCAGATATTCTCAAATTTATTTAACATATTAAGCATTTTAGATTTAGAAAAATTAACAATTTGTTGTTTTATTTCAAATAAACTATATGATTTATCATTAATACTCGTATATATCATTTTTTCAACGTCAATCTCATTAAATTTAGTAGTTTTAGCAAACTTAATATTTGATTTAATTATAGGTTCTTCAACAATTATTGGCAAAACTGGTTGGGGTTCCTCTTCTTCCTCATCCTCATCCAAAAATTCTAGTTCAATATTATTGTCTGCCGACCATTTTTTAAAACAATATACAACTCTATCAAAATTATACCTATCAAATAACGTGTCTATAAACTCATTAGAAAATTCGCCATTTTTAGCATATTCCCTTACGATTATTTCAGAAATAATTTGAATACCAACATTAGCCATTTTATTTTGAGTGTGTATATTCGCTTTATATATATGATATTTAAAATTTCTTTAAACTGTTTTTTAATTTTACATTTTATTTTGTTTTTTATTTTTTAATTTAAAGAAAGAAATTTTAATTTTTTTTATTTTTATTTTTTATTTTTTATTTTTTATTTTTTATTTTATTTCATTTTCGATATTTTTATTTTTTGTATTTTGTTTGAAATATACTAATGTAATCCTATCACCTTCAAAATCCTCAGTAGAATGTAGCCAATTTTTGCCTTCAAACATTATAGGATGATATTTAATATTATGTTTATATGAATTTACTATTAAATCTCCGCCTTTATAATCACCTAAACCAATTATATAACTTTCTCCACTATTTCTATCATAATGTGGTTTTGTCTGGTAATTTACATTAACTTGTATAGATGTATATTCTGGTATGTGTGAAATAACATACTTATTATAAAATTCTTTTAATAAGTCATATAATATAGGATATTTTGCATTGTTTTTGCTTTCAAATAATCCTGTTTGTTTCCGTATTCGATATTTTCCGAAACACTGGGACATACCAATACCACTACTTAATCTTTTATAATTTTTTTGTAAAGGTTTTATTTTTAGTGTGTCTAGAATACTTTTTATAATTTTACAATCTTCATTTATATAATCTAATTGTTTATAATAATTTCTAGGACTTTTAATACCTTTAATACACCGAATTTCCCAATATTTGGAATTACCAGCATCATTTAATTTAGTAAATCTGTATCTAAAATATTCATCATATAATTCTATTAATTTATCGCAGGCAGTAATACTAGCATCTGTTCTATCTGGATAATCTATTTGTAATCCTCCAGGGTTTGTATATGTATTAGTTTGTGCGGATATATAATTGAATTTAACTAGGCAATTATCTTTTAACCAATATTTAATAGTTCTTTCGTAGTCTTCTTTAATATCCATAGTAATTTCTAAGTCTTCAGAATGTCTATTTATACATCCCCATAAATGCCCTACAATAAAACTGAAATCAAATGTTATACTGTTACGTAGAAAATAGGCATTATGTGTAGTTTGATGTATTCCCCATAAATAGGCTTGTTTTTCCTGGCATATTTCAAATGCTTTTTTAATAATAAAATAAAAGTTTTCTATAATATTTAATGTATCATCTTCTAGAATACTAATTGTTTTTATATCATCATCTAAATTAACTATATAATCTCCTTCATTAAAGTATTTAGTAATAAAATTACGTTGTTGGTATAATCCTTTTACACCTACAATAATATTTTTGTATTCTGGTAATACTTTTTTATAATCTTCTAATTCTTCTTGAATAACAAAGATATATATATTTTTTTTAGGTATTTTATAGTTTTGTAATAAGCCAATCGTATGGGTCAAAATTGTAGATGCTCTACCATAAGATGGAATAGCAAATTTAATTTTCATTCTAGACACACTTTTTATTTTATGTCTAGAAATAATTTTATAAATAATTTCATAAATTATCAGTAATTGAATTACCAACAATTTTAAATTTATTATAAACAGTATAATTGAATTTAGGTTTATTACAATAATTAGCAAGCATAAAATCAAAACACTTAAATTTTTTAGGGTCTTTTAAGATATTATATATAGTTTCTAATTTTTTATAACTAGGGTAATAAATAGCGTGGGAACCACTAAATTTATTTGGCTTATATTCATTTTTAATTCCTAAATATATATAATCTTCATCATTATAATCAATAACTAAATTATTATCAATACATTCAACATCATCTTCAAATACTATTACGTTATCCAATTCATTATCAATTATATATTTTATAATATTTATTTGACTTCTAGAACAAGCAATATGCCCCAATAAAACATTATCACGCCATTTGCAACTTGGCAATCTATGAAAATATTTTAAATCTAAATATTTTTTTCTTTCTTCTTCCGTATATGTTAATGCATCTTTACCAGCATATATTTCTACATCATCAAATATAGTTTTTAAATGTTCGATATTTTTCTTACGTTCTAGTGCTTTTTCTAGATGTAAAATAATAATTTTAGATTTAGTTAAATCAATTTTCATTCTAGACACACTTTTTATTTTATGTTTAGAATTAATTTTATAAATAATTATGTTATTATAATGTAATTAAATAATTAAATAATAAAATAATAAAATGACAAAAGAAGATGATGAATTAAAATCTTTATTAAATAAGATTAAAAAAGAGCGTACAAAAGAATTTGAAGAAGAACTTCAAGCATTTGAAAAAGAACGTCAAAAATATATAAAAGAATTGGAAGAAGAAGAAAATAAACCAAAGAAGAAATTAGTATTAAAAAAAATTATAAAAGAATTGGAAGAAGAAGCAATAGAAATTCCAAAAAAAGTATCAAGGGCAGGACAAAAACCTCCTCCAGGTTCTAAGAATTCAGATGAATTGTTAAATCAAATAGAAGAAATGAAAAAAAAAGTTCAAAAAGAAAAACCAATAGAAATGGAAAAAGTAAAAGAAGTAAAAGAAAAGAAAAAACTAAATGTTTCTAAAAGAAGTTCTAAAGATGTAAATATACGTAACCATTTAAATGATTTAGATTTAAAACAATTAAAAAATATTGCACGTGCTAGTAATTTACATACACGTATTAAATTAAGTAGTCCGCGAACAGTATTAATCGAAGCAATAGCGCAATTATACGAACACGAAAATGGAAAATACAAATCTAAACCATTTGAACTAAAATTATAATTTATTTATTGCCAGCATGATTTTTATACCATTTCCCAATATCATCTAATGATAATAAAGTTAGAACTGTAGCCACATTATCTCCCTTAAGCCATCCAGATTGATTTCCCATAAATAATTCTCCCATCTGTTTAAAACTCATAAATTGGCTTAAAATAGCACATAAACCAGACCATCTGCCACAATCGGCCGTAGCACCCCCTTTGGACTGAAAATCTATAGTATTTACTTGATATTGTTTATTATGTTTTTTTGCATATCCTTCTAATAATGGGTCAATGTAATTTGGTAATTTTTTATCATATGGGGCTAGTTGTTGTATTTTTATGTCTGGAAATCCGTATGGGTCAAAATGATACGGGCACCCATCACCATTTACACCTATACAATTATAGTGTCCGTCTGTTTTACTACTTGTTTGGTATAGAATTATTGCATATGGTTTTTTTGTTTTTGCTAATAATTGTTCTAAAGTTTTATAATTTGATAATTCACTATATAGTATGGGTTGAACTCCACATAATCTGTAAATCTCATTACCACTTAATGGTGTTTTAATGTATTCTGCTACTAATTTTTCTAATGACATTTTATTTTTCTTTCTAGACACACGTTTTATTTTATATATAGATAAAAATTATAAAATTAAAATCTATGTAATTATTAATTACTGTCTAGAATGATAAATAAATTTATTTGGATTGGATATGGAAGTATTGCAAAATCTTTGCAAGAATTATTTAATCTCGAAAAACTTTACTATGACATACCATATATTATTATAGACCCATTACCACCTACACACACTGAACTATTTGATAATAGAGATGTAAAATATATACAGAAAGCAGTTACACCACAAAATTATAAAAGATTACTAAAAAATGCAGATGACAAAACATTAATTATAGATTTATCAGTAAATGTGGATACAATAATGTTATTAAAATGGTGTAAATTAAAAGGTTCATTTTACATTAATACAAGTATTGAAAATTATGAATCAACACACAAAAAACATACTGGAGAATTAACATATAATGATATTAAAGAAAATACATTACTACATCGTGAGTTATTGGCAGAAGAAGTAATGGAAGGAACTACAAAATCTAGATTTCTTAATGTAGGATTTAATCCTGGAGCGATACAGGCATTTTTTAAACGTGGTATTAGAGAATATGCAAAAATGAAAGGAAAGAAAATTATAAAAGGTAATTATGCAAAATTGGCTAAAGACTAAGGATTGAAAGAAGTTATTATAGCAGAATATGACAGCCAAAAAACAAATATTAAGCCTACAAAATCTAAATTTATAAACACGTGGTCTGCTAATGGATATATGCTAGAAGCATTAGATAACGTGATGTTATCATTAAACAATAAAGATTTAGAAAAGATTAAAACAAAATTAATAGAGCCCGATGAAGGCAACGCGCCAAATATTAGATTTTTAGCAGATAGAGGAATGAATGTTGAACGTGATTCAATAACATTAGACCATAACGGAAAACCATTTACATATACTTCGATACTTATTCCACACGCTGAAATATATAGTCTTAGTGAATTTTTACATTATAAAGGTAATTGTCCAACTATAATGTATTGTTATCGTAGTTGTGATGCTAGTCTAACATCATTGGATAATTTAAGAAAAAATAATTATAAACCATTACCAAACTATCACGTTCTAGAATTAGATGATATTACAAATGATGGTTGGGATTCTATAGGAGCATTAATGACATTTGAGAATGGAGAGAAAATGTGGTGTGGTTCAGTTCTTTCAGTTAGTGATGTAAAGAAATTAGGTTTTAAAATAGCAAATCCAACTGGAGTACAAGTAGCAGGCTTTCTCTATGCTTGCATTAATTATATGTTTAAACATCCTAATGAAGGTTTGCAAGAATCAGAAGACATACACCATAAGGAATTATTCAAGTTAGCGGATAAATATATGGGTAATATGTATTGTAAATTAATATAATTAAAACAACTTAAAGAAATACAGATATAAACAGATATAAACGGATAATTAAAATGGACTATAAAAATGGTAAGATTTATAAGATTGTAAGCGATTTAACTGATATGATTTATATCGGTTCAACAACGCAACCATTATATAAAAGATACTACGAGCACATAAAAGGATTTAAAAATGGACATAATACTAGTAAATCAGTTGAAATTATTAAACACGGAGAAACTCATATTGAATTAATAGAAGATTTTCCTTGTGAAAGAAAGGAACAATTAAATGCTCGTGAGGGATATTATATTAGATTAAATAAAGATAATTGCGTTAATAGATGTATTGCTGGAAGAACACGAAAAGAATATAGGAATGAAAAAAAAGAAGAAATCAATGCAATAAAAATTTTATATAGAGAAAATAATAGAGAAAGATTAAGAAAAGAAGCAATTAAATATAGAGAAGAAAATCAAATAAAAATTAATGAATTACGTAATGAAAAAAGATTATTAACTGCTACAATATGTTCGTGTGGTGGTAAAACAAATAGATATGATAATGCAAAACATATTAAGAGTAAAAAACATTTATCATTCATACTGCAAAGTGCTTCCTAAGTCATTTTAATATATATAAGACATCATTTTATATATAGAATCGTAGATATTTTAATATTTCTTAGTATTCATATAGGGTTTTATCATTATATAAATTTATATAATGACGATTAAACATATATATATCTAAGAAATAATAAAATATATATCTATTACATACTAAATATATATAAAAATTTCTTAATGTAAAAATAAAATGTGTGTCTAGAAAGAAAAATAAAAAAAATCTAAAATTTTTTAATAATCTTAATACCAAATCTTTTATTAGTATCTTTAATAGATGCATTTAATGTTGGTAGATTCCATAATAAATTAGTAGCATAGAAACTAGGTTTAGTTGGGTTAGTGTTATCTTCTTTTTGGTGTCGCTTTAGATATCTTTCCTTGCGTGAATCTCTTTCATTCTTTGGGAATAATGTATAATCGTTATACCCACTAGCACCAAAATAGATTTTTCTAAGTCGTCCGCTTTCTGGATTGACATATTCAATATAGAATTTTTTATTAGGTTTATCACTTTCATACAAGTAATATTTTTGAGGCATTTATTTTCTTAACTTATTATAATATATTTATTTTATATAGTATGCCTTATGAATTGGAACACGTTAAAAACGGTTGGTATGTTATCAGCACAAATACTGGCAAACGTCATTCTATTAAGCCTTTTAAAACAAAACGAGAAGCCGAACAACAACGTAAAGCCCTATATGTTAATGCCAATCCATCGGTAGAAGGTTCAGGATTTCTACTCAATTTATTTGGTGGTGCTAGAAAGAGTTTATCTAGAAGTGATAAAGCATTTTATGATTCAGTAAAAAATGTTCCTATGTTTTCTATAATGGTTGTTAGAGTTCCAATAGCAAGTGTATTTAATAAAATTCTTAATCTAGCATCATTTGGAAAATGGAATGCTAATTTAAATAATCAACCTTATGACAAAGTATTTCATTTATATGTTCTTATGACTTATCTAGATAATGGTAATATTAAGTTTGCTTTATCAGAAAGAAATGAAACAGTAAGATTTAGAAGTGCATCTAGTAAGGATTTTACATCAGATAAAAATAATGTGATGCAAATTCCATATACTGCTAATTCATTAACATTGGGACAAGTATTTGATAATACTATTAGGGCTGGTGGTGATAATATCTGGGTATATGATTTTAATACTAATAATTGCCAAGATTACATAGTGAAGTTATTACAAGCAAATAATCTTGCAAATCCTAATGTATTAAATTTTGTAAAACAAGATACCACAGAATTAGTTCAAAAAAGTTTGAATCCAGTGTTACGTGCCGGATTAACTGGAATCACTGATATTGCCTCAATTGGTAGAAAGATAACCGGATTAGGATTATTTAATGAAAATATTGATTTAGGATATTGAATTAATTATTAATAATTTGTTTTGTTTTATTTTTTTGTTTGCTTATAATAATAACAATAAATAGTATATAAAATGGCAAAAGAACAAACCATATATTTTACTAAGCAAAAGGGCAAACAAGTCCCAATACGTAAAGAAATTGAATTAGTTAAAAAGAAACCAAAGATTGCTATAGAATCTGAAAAAGATTTAAAACGTAAATTAAGAGGTGATAAGAAACCTTTAGTTGTTGAAATACCTACTAAAGTTTCAAGAAAACTTGCAAAGGAACTAAAAGACACCGCAGAACGTCAGCCAAAATCATTGGATTATTTAAATAAAAAATATGCTTCTGGAACAAGTATTGCAAAAATTAAAGAATATAATCAGTTATTAAAAAAACGTGGTGTTGATATTTCTAATATTCTAGAAAAGAAAAGAAAAGCAGTTGAAGAAAGAAAAGGAAAAGAAGTTCAACTCCCACCAGAATTTTATCAATTAATTAAAGCATTAAAGCCAGAAGCATTTGCACGCGAACAGTTGCCATCTGAAAAACAAGAACAAGAACGTAAAGAACTACAAATACAGGCAGATTTTATTAATACTTTGGAAGATAAAATAGATAATCCAGACGTTCAAAAGCAGATTGCATCACAATTTGCAATATTAAAAACACTAAAAGAAAAAGAAAAATTACTGGATATATTAAAAAAATCTGATACATCAAAACTACCTCCAAAGATACCTAAGGAAACAAAAGCAGAAAAGGTAAAGCAAGCAGAAGCGGAAGCGGAAGCAGAAGCGGAACCTGAAGCACCAGCAGAAGCAGATGAAGGTGATTTACCACCAGCATATGAAAGTGTGGCAAAATCTTTTGATAAACTTGATAAAACCCACAAATTTACAATTGAAGACGATGCAAATTTAAATGGTTTAACAGTTGATGAATATTTAGATAAAAAAAAAGACAATAAGGATGTATTTTTAGGAGAAGCAGATTATGTGAGAATAAGTAAATCTGTTAAACAAAAGTTATTGGAAAAATTTACTAAACTTACATTAGGAGACCAAAATGAATTATTAAATCAAATAGATGGAACAGCCAATCAAAATGAATTTTATTCTGCTGTTAATTCATATCTAAAATCAAGGATAACAGGACAAGGACTAAAACTAAAAAAAGAAAAAAAAGTAAAAGGTGGTGCATTATTGCAAGAAGTTGGTAAATCACGTAATGATCCTAGAAAGAGTTACCAATCATTCTTTTGAACTGTCATTAAATAAATCCACTTTCATATATTCTTTTTGAACGTTTGCACTGTGTAGTAATCGTTTTGCAAATTTTTCCTTTTCATTTTCACTCTTTAATCCAGATGACATAAACTCTGTAATAAATATTTTTCTAACCAAATCTATATTAATTGGTTTTCCTAGGACTTTTTCCATTGATTGCAATATTAAATCTGTAAAATTACTTATTTTAAATTCATTCCCATTTTTCATTTCAAATAACCAATCACCTGGTTTTTTCTTAAACTCTGTTAGATATAATTCTAAAATAGTTTTTAATGTGTTGTCTAGAATACTAAATTTTTGTAATCCATAAGTACTACTAGTTTTATAATTCAACATTACAAAATGCACTGGTTTTCCATCTCTTACCATTAGATAATTATAATTTGGGTTTAAATCTCTATTCTTTTTATTGATATTTGCTATTTTCATATTATAATAATTGTTTCTAGCAATCAATTCATTTTTAAAATATAGACAAACAATTAATTTATAAATCATTTTTGTATCATCTAAATATCCATCCTTATCTTTAATTGAATATTCCTCTATTTTTTTATTTATTTCTGACAATCTCATTGCATTTTTCTTTTCCTTATCGTTACTTAAATTATCTTTTCTAATAGAATCTTCATCACCTTTCAATTTACTCATATCAACATTATATTTCTTTATTATATCTTCATCTACCTTCAAATGCTTAAGTAATTTTACTACTGGTGATATATAATCCTTTTGACTCTTTAAATTTGTTTCATTGAGTTTTTCTAATACATTCTTAGGATTTAACATCCATTTAGTATTACCATCATATTCTTTGCCATTTACTATTTGGGATAATTTATTTATTTTTCCCACATAGTTAATTAGGGTTAGTGGTCGTAGTGATTTACCATCTTTGGTTTTTATACTAGCAAATATCTTTTTTAATTCTTCCATAATTATTAATTATTAATATTTATAATTTATAGTTTTGTTTTATATATTAAAATATCTTTATAATATAAAAAGAAATTAATTACGTAATCTAGAAACAATTAGTTTTTCAAAATGTCAAATAACGATTATACTATAAATAAAATAATTACAAAAACAATAAATGGCGGTATATATTTTTCAAGAGATAGTAATTTCTATCTAGCATACCAAAATAAATTCGAAGTTATAATTCCATTCAGATATATCGATTATGAAAATTATTTTATATATAAACTGCCTAAAACTTTTAACATAGAAAATATAAAAATAGAATCAATTGAAAGTTTTCTAGGCTATTTATTATCAGAATTTGATGATATTTATTGTGCCATAACAACTTATTCAGGGGAAAGAAAATCTTTAGATAGAGTAAAAAATGCTATTCATAATTCATATCATTCTATTAATACTTTAATACAAGGCGAAGAGCATGAATGCTTATCACTAATATTTATATATGAATTTATTTATAGTTATTTTAGACATTTAGGCATAACAAAACAAATGCAATTTTGTATTTCTTGTGATTACATCAAAAAAACTTTTATTATTAAAGATTTACTTAATACTAATAGTGTAACTTGGGAAGCCAATCCACAAATTGTGGAAATTAAAAAAAATGAAACTATTATAGAAAATTCCCTAGAAACAAGTATAGAAAAACTCAATATTATTAATGATTTCTATAGTAAGTATTGGAAGTTTATTTTACTAGGTGGAATACCTGCTGTATATACTATTTTTTCATAATGTATTGTATTTTGTTATTTTTTCATTTGGTGTTTGTATTGGTATAGGATTACTAATTTTTAAATGATTTGGTGTTGGTGGTCTAGATACACTTTCAACCATACTACCATAATTAAAATGTTCTTCTGGTGTTTGTATTGTAGGTGTATGACTTTCTGTTGTTCTGAGTTCGAATTCGCCGTGTCTGCACTTGCTAGTCTTAATATGAGTTATGATTGATACGGCAATACTGCCTATTGCAACTGTTAATGCAATAACATCCATTTTTATTACTTATTATTTATGTAGAAATAATATTAACTATAACACCTTTAAAATATTCATATGGAATTGTAATTCCTTTATAATCAATACGTGCATAATATATAACCTTATTTCCTATATGTTCTATTAATTTTGTTTTTTGCCTCATCATTTTATTTTCAAATATTTCTGTTGCAATTTCATTTCTTTCTAGAGTATCTGGATAGAAATCAAAATTAAATTCAATCGATTCTATATAAGAATCTTTTAGTGTAGATAACATATTTATTAATACTTATAATTATAAAAGATAAAAAAATTAAATATCACGCTTGTCTTTCAAGAAAATTTGTTTTCATACTAGATGGATAAAAATATTCACCTATACAATCTTCAACAATTTTTACATCATAATCTTTGCAACTAAAAACATCTATATATGCTGACCCATCGCAATCATTAAAATGTGCTACAATTGAAGATGTCATTATTAATTGTATGACTGTAAAACCTGCTAAATCACCTTCGCCAAAATGTACTATTTTAGGTTCTCCGAATGGTAACATATCAATTCTTTTTACTAGGTCTTTTACCCAAGATTCTAAATGAATTTTATCTGTAATCAATCGTTTATCACATCCTTTGCAATCTATAGAAGCACTATAACCCCAAGCCATTATTTATTTATTCTTATTCTAGAACAACATTTTTATTTTATAATTATTATTTATATAAGTTTAACAGCAACACTTGCAACATCTCCGAGAACATCTAATGCTGTATCCCAACCGGATTTTTTATTTCTTTCCTTTTCTGCTTCTGCTTCTTGTTCTGCTAATGTATTATAATATTCTTGTTGGGCTTCTGCTTGGTTTTCTGCTGTTGCAACTGCTTGTTCCCAAGAATCACGTGTTGCCTGTGCTCCTGCATTCCACGCATAATCTGCTGTTGATTTTGATTGTTTTGCTATTGCTTGTGCTAATTGTGCGTTTTTATCCATTACTTGTTTTGATAGAACCTCAACTGGAAAAATGAATCCGCTATCTTTACACATATCCAAAACTCGTTCATAGTCATCTATATCTTTAGCATCATATACATATTCATCTTTATCTGGTCTATAAAATAAAAATATTATTCTAAAATCTTTCTGTGGTTGTATTTTTGCCTCTGGTGCTGATGCACCATAACCAGATGTTTTTGCTGGAAAATATTTTAGATTTTTTTTAAGATTACTATAAATACTTGATTTCAAAAATCTCGCTTGTGAATCACAAACCATAACTTGATTAGGATTTGCGGAATATTTATTAGGATGTTGGAATAGAAAATAAGGATATCCATCAGGAATAGGCAATATAATAGGTGGCTTATATGGCGCCCATATATTTTTAACTTTTGCTTGTTTTTTTTCTGCTTTTGCGACTTGCTTCATTGTTTCTTGTTTATCATATTGTATTTGAGGTGCTTTTAATTTATCAGGTGAATTGAATAATTGTGTAAATCCTTTTGCCTGTGTTTGTCCTTCTTGTATATTACCTCTTTGAATTTGTTGTGCTTTCCATTCGGTATCTGTTAGATAATCTCGTTTAATTCCTTGACTGTCTAAATACTTTGCATATAAATCCTGTCTTGCGTCGTCTGATGCTAAATCACCACCTTTTACTTTTTTACTTTTTGTTTTTGGTTTTGTTTTTTTATATAATTCACTTAATTTTTTTAATCTTTGATTATTTGGTAGGTGTCTAACCTTATCATAATGTGTTTTTACAAATTCTTGCCAACTCATTTTTATTTACTATTCTAGAATAAGATTTTTATTTTCTTGTTTTTTTTCTTCTTGTTGTTCTATTTTATATATAATTAATATTTTTCTTTGGATTATATCTGCTAGTGTATCTAAATTAATACAACCATCTTCAATTTCTTTTTTTACATCATTTTCTATTACTCTCACATACGATTTTATTATATCTATTAATCGTTCTATTATAATCTCTTTTTTATCAACCATTTTATTATTCTATTATTAGATAATAATTTAACTAGATGGCGAAAGTTGTATTTGCTGTAGAGATATAAAATCATCTGTATCTGTGCTTGCTGTGCCCGCTAATGATAACGATACTGTAATTTTCAATTTAATACTAGATTGTCCGCTTGCTTGAGTCCAATTAAAACTTACTGGCATCACGTGATGAAGATTTGCATTAATTGATTGATTTACTGTATCAAGAGCAACATCTCCTGTTGTTATATCTCGTAAATCAAACGTTAATACTGTAGCACCTCCAGCGACTGTGAAATTGAATATACAGTTTAGTATTTGTCTATAAAGAGGTGTTATTGAGAAAGTGCTAGCGCTTTCATATAAGGTCAGTTTATTAACAGCCCCTTTTACTGTTTGCTGTTCTCTATAATAGAAATTCATTCTCATACCATCATACCCGTTCATAGGTGATAATTTCAAACCTGAAGTCGAATTGGTTGTAATAATTTCATTAGTGCTTGTGCTAGTTGAATTATTAGCAATTCTAAAGTATAGAGCATCTAGAGTTGTTGCCGAATTTCTACTTTCGCCAGTTGTTAAAACGTTCATACCGAAATACGTGCATTTTGTAGTAGTAGGGAAACTAGTAAATCCCGCACAATTATTAAATATCACTTGTTGATTATTTGAATTATTTAAAGTGATAGTGCAACCACCGAAATTGCAATTTATGAAATACACAACTGAATAGAAGCTTCTAACAACTAGACTGCAATATTGGTCGAATTCGCAATTTTGAAAAGTCATATATGCTGTTGCATCTTTCACTGTGACAAAATTTGTTAAAACGCTTGTCCCTTGATGATTTACTCTATTTAATATATATCTGCCTACACCACTATAATCTACTGTTTCTGCTTGTAATTGTATATTATTTAATCGTATTAATTCTGAGTCCCCAGTTATAGAGAAATTGCCTATAATCTCAGTTATAGAACCTTCTGGTGCATTTAATGATATATTATATTTAGCATCTATATTCACATTTTCTGTATAACTACCAGATGATAAATAAACTACGTCTGCTTGTGTTGTTAAATTTACCTGTGATTGAATAGATACTGAATTATCATTACTAAATAGACTATTACTAACAATCTGTATTGCGGGGTTTCCGACTGTATATAAAGTATCATCTACCACATTTAATCCTGTGCCAATAGCATACGTAGCACCGATATCTCCAGTTGGTCCTTTATCGCCGGTGGGTCCTGTATTTCCAGTATTTCCAGTATTTCCTGTATCTCCAGTATTTCCTGTATTTCCTGTATCTCCAGTGGGTCCAGTATTTCCTGTATTTCCTGTATCTCCAGTGGGTCCAGTATTTCCTGTATTTCCTGTATCTCCGATCGGTCCTCTATCTCCGGTAGCACCGGTATTTCCGGTTGGTCCTTGTGGTCCTGTATTTCCACCAGTATTACCACCTATTAGATTAATACTGCCTAGTAATAAACCATTATTATTTCCATTTAAATATTCACCTAAAAATAGAGAACTCATATTTATTTATTTGTATATTGTTATATATAAATTAGATAAAAAAATTTAAAGTTATAAAATATTGTGTTGTTAGAATGAAAATTAAAAACAACTTAAAGATATAGCAATAAAGAGTATTAAATAGTAAAATGGATTATAAAAATGGAAGAATTTATAAGATTGTAAGTGATTTAACTGATAAAATATATATTGGTAGTACTTGCCAATCATTATGCAAAAGACTAGCAAAACATAAAGGAGATTATAGAGCAAGTTTAAATGGAGGTAATAAGTATATGACGAGTTTTGAATTATTTAAGTTAGGAGAAACAAGGATTGAATTAATTGAGGATTTTCAGTGCGAGCGGAAGGAACAATTAAATGCTAGAGAAGGTTATCATATCAAGTTAAATAATGATATTTGTGTAAATAGAATAATTCCGTGTAGAACAAGACAAGAATATAAAGTTGAAAATAAAGATAAAATAAAAGAACAAAAGAAGCAATATTATAAAGCAAATACAGATAAAATAAATGAAAAGCAGAGACTTTATGATAAAGCAAATAAAGATAAAATAAATGAAAAGCAGAAACTTTATAATAAAGCAAATAAAGATAAAATAAATGAAAAGCAGAAACTTTATAATAAAGCAAATAAAGCAAAGATATCAGAATACGAGAAGCAATATTATGCTGAAAATAAAGATAAAATTAGCGAACATAAAAAGCAATATTATGCTGATAATAAAGATAAAATAAATGAAAAGCGGAGACAAAATAGACAATTAAATAAAATAGAATCTCAAATTAATCAACTATAATTTATAAATGCTGTTATATATACATCAGAACTAGATTTTAATCTACAGTATTTAATACTTGATGCAGGAACAGAAAACCCGAAGTCTTGCCCGGCAGTTGTTGTAAGTGCATATTGAGAATCATAGTAAATATCATCATCATTACTTAATTGTAAAGTAATTGTAGTTGCACCATCAACATTACCAAAACACGTGATATTTGCAGAATTTTGATTTAAATTGACTTGTATAGAAACACCATCTGCGCCACTAGATTCAGAATCATTAAATACTTGTAAAGAACCTTTATTATTATCTGAAATATTTTTATATAGAGTGCTAAAATTTAATAATGTTTGATTAGTTCCTGATGTATTTCTAACAGTGAAATAAACAAATGGTAGATTTAGATTAATATTATAAGTAAAATATTGATTTGCAGAAACATTAAATGATGTTGTTTGTACTTGTTGTTTATTTAAAGATTGATAGCATATAATTTCTGTCGTTGTATCTGATAGTAATGTTATTTGGGCTGTTGCATATAAAACCTTTTCCCAAACACCAATAAATATACCTCCACTATTTAAAGGTACTAGAGAACTATTCAAACTTGATTCCATTATAAATTTTATTATTTATTATAGATTGATATATTTTTTATTGTAATTTTATTTAATTAAAAATATTATTTTAATATAATAATAAGAAATAAAATTGTTTGTCTAGAATGAATTCAGAAACTTTTAGAAAATATATTGAAAGTCGTAGAAAACTTGATAAAGAATTTAATAAAGATTTAATAAATATAGATACACTTGATAAACAATATGAGAAAATAAAAGTAAAAAAAGAAAAACATAATGAATATATGCGTAGTTATCATAAGGATATGATGGAAAACGATGAAACATTTAAGGCAAAAAGAAAAGAATATAATAAAAAAAGTTTTGATACATATCAAAAAAACCATCCAGATAAGATTTATAAAAAGAAAGAAAAAATTAAACCAGTTGAAAAACCTCTTGAAAAACCTATTGAAAAACCAATTGAAAAATCTATTGAAGAAGTAAAACCAATAGAAGAAAAACTAAGTCCATTATTTTATAATACATTAGGTTTTTAATATCCTACAGCATTTCGCATTTCGTGGTGGCACGGTTCATCTATACCAGCACCACTCATTATTACTTTCCCACCAGATACTTTTGAGTTTGATGCAATTCTTTCTAATGGTGTCAAATCACCACCAGTTCGACGTCTTCTTCTTTTTGGTGGTAATTCACCGCCTTTTACTTTACTAATTGCAGTTTTGCCAAGTGAATATGCACTTTTTGCGTAACCTAAAGGATCTTTTTTGAATTTTTCTACTTGTGATTTAACTAGTTTTGTTCCTTCTGATTTAGCAAGATTTAATGCAGATTTCCCGGCTTTCTTAAAGAAATCACCAATAACACCAGCACCAGAAACCATTCCCCCCATATCATCTGCAATTCCTGCACCAGATAATACACCACCTTTAGTTTCACGCCACATTTTGCCGATTTTTGCCATTTTTTCCTTTGGACTTCCTGACATAGAAGACATATGCTTTTTAACAAACATTTGATAACTTGTTGGCATTCTAGAATACTATTTTTTTGTAATTACTTATTATTCAAAAAGATAAAAAAATGAAAAAAACTATTTATATATTATCTATTGATTATTAATTATTATTTATTTACATCTTCATTGGGGAACGATTAGAAGAAGCCATTTTACCAAGAATATGTTTTCCTTTGGCAAAAAGTCCCTGAC